CGTTCTACCTGGCCGCGACAAACAACCAGGTGGATACAGTCGAAATCACATTCCTGGAAGGCGAGCAGTCGCCGGTCCTTGAGAACGAATGGGACTTCGACAAGGACGTCTACAAGTACAAAGTTCGTCAGACATTCGGTGTCGCTGCAATCGACTTCCGTGGTCTGTACAAGCACGCTGGAGCGTAATGCTCTGATCGTTTGACCCAGCGGCGGGCCGTGTGGCTCGCCGCTCTTTTGAAAGCATCTCCCACGGTAGCGGAATGCGATGACCGTTTTGTGAAAGGTAATTGATCATGGCAGGTATTCAGGATTTTGTAGAATATTGTGAAGATTTCCTTGGCTCGCAGTCGCTGACTGCGTCACCAGCCGGAAGCGATATCTGGGATATCGCGGACACTTCGTCAGCAGGAACACCTACTTACACGGTTGGTGGAATCAACGGCGAAGCAACGCTCGCATTTGACACGCAGGCCGAAGCACAAAATGTATGCCTGTTCATGTCAGATCGACTGAATTTCGACATTGATAAACTGCTGCGAATCGAAATGGCCGTCAAGATGGGACAGGCCGCAGTGGATGCGACCACATCACTGGCGTTTGGTCTTGCGTCTGCTCGTAATGACGCGATCGATTCAATCACGGCTCATGCCAGCTTTCGCGTCATTGGGTCAGGCAGCACAACTGCAGTTGTCGTCGAGACAGATGACGGAACAACGGACCTGGACGACAAAGCTACAGGAACAACACTGATTAACGCTTACAAGCGTTTTGTGATCGACTTCAGCGGAGGCACGTCAAACGTAAAGTTTTACATCGACGGGGTTCAGGTGGCAACATCTACGACATTCGATATGAGCGGGTACACTGCTGGACTGCAGCCGTATGTACAGTTGCAGAAGACGTCGGACGCAAACGCGAACAGCGTTGTGGTCGATTACATCAAAATCGTTTCACGACGGTAAACAATGACACTGGCAGCAAGAATCGCAACCGACGCGGGGAGCGTGTTTCTGAACTCGGATCATTTCGCCGAGTCGGTCACATACTACCCGCATCGATTCGGGACTGCCGCAACGCCTCGGGAAATCAAGGCGGTGGTCGTTCGGAATCAGGTTGCGACATTCAATCCAGACGAACAGATCGTGCCAGAGTTCGAGGTTCGTGTTGCCAATGATGCCGTAACAGGTATCAGTAGCAGCGAACTGAACACCGGCGGCGATCAAATTAAGTTGGCGGTGCGAATTGGGGAGACAGCAACACGGCGGTCGATCCAATATCTGACAGAACACGATGACGGAATGCTGGTGCTGATATGCCGGTGACATACCAAAAGCCTGTCGTCTCCCGTATCTCAGACGAGATATTCGAGCGACTGCAGGCAATGGTGGCTGGCAGTGCTGGTGCGTATCAGTTTGTCGGTGTCGTTCGACCAACGAAACTGGCGACATATTCACCGCAGCACGGGCTGATCGTTTTGACTCGTGGTGAAATGGTGCGGGTGAACGATCTGGATTGTCCGGGCAATCCGCCAGCTCAGTGCTGGCAGCAGACGTTTCTGATTCGTGTTCACATCGCTCCCAGCGAAAAGGACACAACGCCCGTCGAGCTGTATGAAGACATCATGGAGGCTGAGATTCATAAGGCGATTGTGACAGATGCGGACACATGGCACACCTTCGACAACAACGCAATCAATGCGGACTTTGGGCCGCAGCAGACAGCCACATCGGACGGCGGATATGACGGAATCGCAATTCCGCTGATGGTGACGTATCGAGTGAGCGAGGGCGACCCGTACACAGTGAGAGCGTGATGAGGCTGGCGTATAACGACAACGGGACATGGAGTATTTCAAGGGACGGGGTTGAGCAGTATCGCGAACCAGTCCTGAACCTTGAACGAATGAGAGGCGACGACAGAAATGATCGCTATCGAAATCAACCAGAAGCAGCTCGCAAGGCTGAGAGAGGCCACAGACCGGGCAAAAAAACTAATGGGAACAGAGATCGCTGCAGCCATCAATGCGACAGCGAAAAAAACGAAACTGGAGATCGGGCGCAGTGTTCGGAAGACAGTAGCCATCAAAAAGAAGGAATCCGAAGAGCCTCTGAAGATGGTCACGAAGGCGAGTAAGAATTCACTCACTTCAACAGTGCAGCTCAGAAAAACAAGGCGACTTCCGCTCAAGAGTTTCTCGGCTCGCCAGGACAAGCGGGGCGTCTCATACAAAATCAGTAAGCAAGGCGGACGGAAGCGAATCAACGGGGCGTTCGAATGGGAAGCGATCGGGCATGTATTCATCCGCGCTGGTAAAGCACGCTTGCCAATCATTCAACTCAAAGGCGTCTCGGCGTGGGGAGCATTCGCAAAAAACGACATGACGCCCGCTCAAATCAAATCCACGACAACAGAACTTGCCAAGCAGATCGAACGACGAATCAAACTCAACGTACTTCGGGCCAGTGGCCTGGTTTCAAAATAGGATCAAAGAACAATGCCACTACTCAGACGCCGCTCAGTATTCGCCGCAAAGGTCGAAGGCACGATTGGAACAGCCGAAACACTCACGGGCTCGGAAGGTGTGTACAACGCCCGCGACTTCGAGATTCAGCCGACGATAGGAATGACGCGGCGCGAGGGGCAAGGCGGCTTCAATTACCTGCCATCAATCCCCGAGGGAATGATCGGCACATGTAAGATTGTTCACGACGTCGCATACGACGGCACGAATATCCCGACATGGGCAAGCGTACTGCTCCCGGCCTGCGGCTGGGTTGACACGGCAGGCGTCTTTTCGCCTGTCTCGTCAGGGCCGGGGGCAACCGTCAAGACACTGACGATCGGCCACTACAAAGACGGCAAGCGGTCGCTACTGTCAGGTGCGATGGGCACGTTTCAGATCAAACTCGACACCGGCAAGGTAGCGTACATCGAATTCACATTCACGGGCAAATACTCCAGCAACGAAACGGACACGACGATCATTGCTCCGACGTATCCGACAACGATTCCGCTGAGGTTCGCTGCCGGGGCTTTGACATGGAACTCGGTCGCCTTGTGTACGTCAAGCCTGACAGTGGATGCTGGCAACTCGGTAATCATGCGGGAATGTGTCAACGCCTCGGACCGTTCGGGCTATGTGTCGGCACTGGTCACTAATCGCGCACCGATCATCACAGCCGATCCGGAATCGGTGCTGGTTGCCACTCAGGACCGTGATGCGAAATGGCTCACCAGCACGCCGGAAGCCCTGTCGATCACACTCAACGGCACGGGCAATTCGACGATCGTGATTGCCGCACCGGAAGCACAGATTGAAAACAAGCAACAGGGCAACCGCTCGGACATGATGACGGATGACCTGACATGGTTGGCAACGGCTGGAAGTGCCGTTGATACGGAACTCACCATCACCTTTAACGCGGCCACATAGTTTATGCCTCGCAGTCTTGATCCCTCTTCGCGTCTGACAATGGTGCTGGCGTGCGATGTTGATAAGCCCAAAGAAACACAGCCGAGAATCTTCGCTCGGACATTGACGCTCAATCAGCAGAGAAAACTGATGACCGCAATGGATGCGATGAAAAAGGCTGAGGCTCCAGAGGACAAGATTGAAGGGGCACTGAATGCAGCCGAAGTCTGTTTGACAGGCTGGGAAAACATGATCGACCCGCAGACTGGAAACTCAATTCCATTCACGCGGGAGAACATCGGAGACGTGTTGTCATTGGATGAACTGATTGAAGTGTTTGGTGCCGTCACAGCAATGGCGACGCCATCGGCAGACGATAAAAAAAAGTCAGAGTCGCCGCTCTCGTCAGGTGCGGAGAACTCTGTAAATCATGCGTCGGGAAATGCAGGAACATAGTCAGTGCGGAGCATCCGGCAGAGATCGAATGCCCGGAGTGTGGCGGTGAAGGATGCGATGGATGTCAGGACGGCGTATTTGTTGTAACTGAATGCCCGTCGATGTTTATCGGGCAGGAACTTATCTCAGATATTCAGATAGTGACAGCCAGCGAGCATCACCTGCCGGTGGAGGGTGGGTTGCTTGATCAATCAGCCTGGTGGTTTGAACTCAAGAATCTTTTGAAGTCTGAAGAAAACTTGATTCAGAACGAACAACAAGAGCGGCGGAACAAATGAGCACCAACGGCATCGACTTTGTAATCGGCGGAAAGGACCAGGCAAAGCCTGCAATGTCCTCCGTTGAAAAGTCGCTGGAGCGGTTGGAAAAGAAAACCGATTCGCTCGGATCTGCCACCAGTCGGCTGGCGAAAGTGACAGGTGCTCTGGTCGGCGCGTATGCCGCATTCAAGGGCGTCGTTGCTATGATCGGCGGAGTGGGTCGGCTCAACGCGGCATACGATCAGCAGACAGAAGCCGTGAAGGGTTTGGAAGTCGCTCTTGGGCTTCAAGGGGCGTCGGTTTCTGTCGAGTCTGCCAGGCTTCAGAAATTCGCCGGAGACATGCAAAAACTAACGGGCGTTGGTGATGAGCTTACGCTTGCGATGATGAAGCAAGCGTCGATGATGGGCGTAGCGACAGAAGACCTTGACGACATGGCAAAAGCTGCCATCGGTCTCGGTGAAGTTATGGGGACGAGTGCAGAGTCTGGCATGGAGATGATGCGGCGGGCGCAGGAAGGAAACTTCATGCAGTTCCAGCGGACGTTCCCAGCAATCGCACAAATGACCACAAATGAAGAAAAACTAGCATTCGTCACAAATATCGCCGCGAAAGGCCTGGAGGCAAAGGCAGCAGCAGCCGATCGGGTATCAGGAATGTCCGAACGTGCCAGCGGCGCAGTCGGCGATTTGATGGAATCGGTCGGTGCGTTGTTGGCTCCTGTGCGAATCCTGATTTCCGCTGGAATCCAAACGCTCGCCGAATCGCTGCAGACATTGCTGGTTCCAGCCGTGGCCTATGCGGAAGGAGTGCTGGCCAACATCGGGCCGGTCATGGATTGGGTTAAGGAAAAGGTGATCGCTGGTGTAAACCTGATGGTCGGAGTGTTCACGTTCTTTGAAGTGATCCTGACAAATCTTGATAGTGTCTGGTCGCTGGTGGTCGCGCAGACGGAGCTGTACATGCTGCAAATCTCAGGCGTGATCATGCACGCACTGACGGAAGTGATTCCAGCGTACGCGTCGTGGTTCAGTGAGAACTTCGTCAACTTGATCCGCGACGGTCTCGTGCTCGCATTCACTGTTGTTTCAAATCACGTCACGAAGATCGTTGATGCATTCACTGCCTTATGGGATTTCATCGCCAGCGGCGGCACAACAGACGTACTCGGGCAGCTTGGAGACATCGCTGGCCGGAGCTACCTTGAAGGCTTTGAATCATCGCTGACGGCACTTCCAGACATCGCAGGACGCACGCTCAGCGATCGGGAAAAGCAACTGTCCGAAACGATCGGCGAAATTGGGGCAAATCTCGGAGAGCAGTTCTCCAAAAAGTTCAAAGAACGCATGGTCGGGATCGGCGGCGGGCTGAGTGATGAGTTCTCGAATGACATCAATCTGAGCGTGAACGGTGCAAATAAGAATGTTGCAAAACGCAACGACGGGACGTTCGGACAAACACTCAACGCAACAGAAAGTCGGCTCCTGACCCGTGGGCCGGGGTCATCAATTCCTGACAAGCTCGATCAGATAGCCGGAATTCTTGATCGGATTGAAAAGAAAAAAGGCCCGAGGATGGTGCCTGCACTATGAGCGTCATCAACGTCACAAGAATGTGGAGCAAGACCGGCGGACAGGGTGCGTCAGACAAGTATGACAACTTTGCGACACAGTACAGCCTGACGGAGTGCTATCAGGTGCTCGCAGAAATTGGCGACACGACTCCGACAATCGCAGACAGCGGCTTACTGCCGGCCTACGGTGACCAGCACTTCAGCGGCGTCGATGCGTATGTGCGGACGAAACAACCACAACAGATCAGTCCGATATTCTGGCAGGTGACGATCGGATATGAGGGGCAGACATTCGATCCGAATGTTGACGTGGAATGGACAGACGCAACGTCCGCAGAGCCAATTGACAGAGATTACAACGGTCGGGCAATTCTGACGGCGAACTATGAACCGGTCGATGGGCTGTCGATGGAAATCTCTGACAGCGTTGTAGTGATTCGACGCAAGTTCTTCACGGTCGATACATTCATTGCAGCCGAATACCGACACGCCACCAACTCTGACACCTACCTCGGATGGCCACCCGGAACAGCAAGACTCGTCGGGTATTCAGCAACGAATCAATTCAAATTTGGTGCACCGCTTGAGCAGTGGGATGTCACAGCACGGATCCAATTTCGTCGCCCATTGGCGGGAGCTACTGCCGCGCAGGCATGGCGCAAGCGATGGCGGCACGAAGGGCTGTACATCAAATCCGGCTCGGTAATACGGCGGGCCACAGACGACACGGGCCGCGACGTGACAAAACCGGTCCTGTTGAAAGCAGACGGAACGCAGGAAACAAATCCTGATAACGCTCTTTTTAACTACACACAGGTGTATGGCGAGCTGCCGTACTCTGGCCTCGGATTGATTTGAAAGCAAAGGACTCACCATGTCATCAGTAACAATGACCGATCTACGGCTGACCGGCTCGCTGTCGATTAAAGAAACGGGCGTCTCTGCTCAGTCTCGGGCAACAATCCTGACCCAGGACGCAAACGCAATCTTCCCGATCAACTTCGCATTGCTGCGGGTGTGGGATGCGTTTCAAACCAATCTGCCAGGCACAGCAGCGACAGACGATCTCGCATTGGTAGGCGGAACCTTTGCAACCGCACCGCCCACAGTCTCAGGTGGCGACATGAAGGCTCTTGGAGCCACGACCAGATACGCCCGGTTTCAGATGCAACTGCCGGAATGCTACGACGCCGGGCAAACAATCACACTGTCGATGAGTGCCGGAATGGTCACGACCGTGGCGGACACATCATGCACGCTCGATGTGCAATGCCACAAACTCGACAAGGTAACTGGCATCGGATCAGATCTGTGCGCAACAGCAGCAACGTCAATCAACTCGCTCACATTTGCCGACATCCCGTTCACGATCACGCCTACGGGGCTGGTGGCCGGTGATGTGTTTGACGTTCGAATTGCAATCACATGCACGGACGCCGCAACCGGAACAGCAGTGACACCAACAATCGCCGGACTCGATTTGCTTTGCGACATTAAAGGCTAACGATGGCGGACATCGGGACATTCACGCCTGAGCAAGCCCGGCAACTGTGGCACGATTACCTCTCGCGTCAGCAGTCGCCGAGCGGAATGTCACGTCCCGGCAGCCACGAAGCGGCAAGCGATCTCTGCGTAATCCTTGACGATTCTCTCGCAGTGGCGACCGATGCAAAGACCGGAGCCACATCCGGAGACGCAACAGTCTGCGAATGGGACGTTGATGCAGAAGAGTACAACGAATCAGATCCAGTGCGACAGATCACAGTCTACAATCACAGCGAATCAACCGCGCATGATGCCGATACGTTTGGCGTCGCCAGATGGATCGATGGGCACTGGTGGTTCTTCGGCGATTGTGACGCAATGGCATCGAGGTGATTGATGGAATGGGGAATTGGATGCTGCTGTGCTGAGCCCTCAGTGCCTTCGGTGCTGTACCCGATCTATCGCACCATGTACCCGTCACTCGTGACGGATTACCTGAGCATTTCGACAGACTCAATCTCGACCGGCACGACCGGAGCGTATTCGATTTATCCGAGCTACGATTGCTTTTACTATCTGCTCGAAACATCGAACGCAAAAACGAACAGCCTGTCGCGCATCGTCGGGCCGATCCGATGGCAGGTGGACGTTCCGACAACCGACAACACGCAATGGGACTGGTGGGGCAATGACGCTGACAACTACAAGCGGGCCAATGAAAGCGGGCGGCTTACGACTGATATCAAAACAAAAAATCTTGTCGGGCTGACGAAGACGCTGCTGCCATCGTCGGGTGATTCACACTTAGTCGCACCGGCAACAATGTCAAATAGCCCGGTCCCGGTGAATGGCTTTTCGTTCGCGTGGATTCACGAACTCAGCGTGACGGCATCCGCGTTCGATGCGCCCGACATTGACGCCATAGTAAGCCCGACGCTCGTGTGGGGACGGGGCACAGAGTTAGCGGGATTTTATTACTACGAGCACACGTATCGAGACTACGTTAACGGTGTTTTGTATGACGGGACAAACCCGGCAGTCGCTGGCGACACGTGGTATCGCGATGTTTGGTATCGCGTGCAGTTTTCGCACAATGCGGCTTACCCTGCCGAGCCGCGAGTGTTCGGGCTGAACTGGAACACGGGTATTGAAACGAACGGATCGCGGCGAACGAATCAATCCAGGCTCATGCGATTCCCGGACTACAACGTTTCGGCAGACTTTGATTCGACAGCGCACACGTATGCGATCACTGCGTTGGGGGATCACACCTGGGATTTCCCTGGTGGTGTCAGGGGGCCGATCAAGATGGCCACAGGAGGCGGCTGGACACGATCACTGAATACGCCATCATCGAGTGTTCCAGCGGCGATGCGATGGGCAGCGAACTCGCCATTCTTCTGGCCAGCGGTCACGGCGGTGGAATTGATTTATGGTCAGGAAGTTCCGATCGTTGTCCTTGAATTTGGCTCAACGTACGCAACTGCAAACAATCTTGCGACAAAGATTCCATACACGCCAGAAACTGACGGAAACTATCTCGCGTCAACGTACGCGACAGACGCTGCCGCAACAATCACGCATTGCGATCTCGGTGCATTCGATCAGGCTGGAACAACTGTCTTCAAGCGTGTTCCGTGGGACGCGGCAGCAAGCATCAATGACGGCGGGTTCTCGACGTATTCATACCGTCGTGGGCACGATGGCGGCGGAACAATACCAGACGCCATTCAAGCTCCGGACATGTTGGTGCTGAAGCGCACCGGGTTGTCTGCATTGACGATAACGACCGATACGTACAACAGCGGGTCAGGCAATTGGATCTCTCCGATTGCCGGGCAGGTGCTCATGCGGTCATGGGGCGGTGCTGGTGGCGGTGGCGCTGGTGGCGCTGGTGGCGGAAGCAACGGCGGATCTGGCGGCGGCAGTGGCGGATACTGCGAAAAACTCCTGACCGTCACGCTGAGCCAGTCGATCGCATATTCGGTCGGAGCTGGCGGGGCCGGTGGCACGGTCAGCGGAACGGGATCAGGCGACGCTGGA